CAAAAACTTATACCATCACCATCATTAGTTTGATGATAATATACGCCATTTATTGTTGTGGTTTTCGTATGATCATGAAAAACTGAAGAATAGTCATCTCCACAAGACCTATAGCACCATATTATATTTCTATAGATTGACACATCTACTGTATAAGGTTTAAATATTTTTTCACAAATATCTGTAAATGAACTTACAAGTTCCACAAAAAATAAATCGCAATTATTTTTAATAATTGGATAATTATAACCTGCTTTTGAATAGTGGTCTAATTGAGTTAAATAATATAGTTTATGATTTTCTTCAAGAATATTATTCACTCGTACAATATCAAATAAAGATTGTTTATAAAAATTTTTTATTGATAAAATTTTCAAATCTTTATGGATAATTTCAAGAAACAATTCCATTACAGCACAAAACCAAATTTTTCACGGGCAATTTTTTTGTAAGCTCCGCCAGGATTATCCTCGCGAATCTCTTTAATAGTATTCAGTTTTTGATAAAGAGCAGCATCACCACCAAGTCGCAATGCACTAACAATGGTGGCAAGTTCTTTATCATTGATGGGCAATTCCATTAGGAGAAAAATAATTCTAAGTTTACAGTTTTTTCCACATTCCAACCAATAGCATCAAGGATTGCTTTCAAAGGTTCTAAAAAACTCTTTTCAAATTGTAGATCATAGTCAATATATTTGTCAAGATTAAGTTCTCGTGGAAAATCTTGAATGAAGGATATAATGTTTTCGTGAATAATATTTGGTTTTTTAAGATAACAGAACTTGATCTTTTCGCCATTTTGAATAAGAGAATACTTATTTGTAAGTTTATTCTCTTTGATATAATGATTGAACAGTAAAGCTCCGCGAACGTGAATTGGAGTTCCTTTAATATAAATGCTAGATGAAGATTTGTATTTTACAATATCAGAAGCAGATCTTGGAAAAGAAATCTGTTCTGGGGGCAACTTCTTAAACTCAGCACGAGACTTGTCAATAAAATCAATAACGTCTTCCTCTGTACCGACCATCATGAGTTTCAAGGCATCTTTAATCATCTTTCTACATGGAGCAGGTGTAGATGATTTAACTGCTTCAATACCCATCATTTTCAGTTTAGGTTCAGTGTAGGCAACACCTTCACTATTCCACACATTGAGAATATATCGCTTCTTCGCAGTCCAGATACCACGATCAGCAATATTCTCTCTCTTCATCTGCATCTTCTGGTCATATGCCGATACATACGACGCCAAGTTGCTGTAACACTTATCAATGTACGGTTCCAACTTGTCCTCACATACACTATCAAGTAACTCCACAATCTTTGCTTTGTTGCCAGACTTATTAGCAAAAAATTTATCAACAAGAGGTCCAAGATTAAGATATATCGAATCAGTATCTGATGCGATAACATAATCGATGTCTTCCGTTTGTAACAGTTTATTTAGATACCTGTTCATCTTACTCTCAATCCAACGGATAGAGACTTGACCAGAAAGCGTAATCGCTTCCGCATTGGCCAGTTTGTAGTAACGGAAATACTGATTACCGATTGCACCATAAGCAGAGTTGAGTGAAATCTTCTTTGCCATCTGGATATTGTTGCAACGGGCAATTTCTTTCTCCAGTGCTTTAGTTGGGGTCTTTTCATAATCTTGCTTTGCCTTAAGCATCTTTTTCTTGAAGATTACACGGTCACCATACATCTTCTCCATAAGTTCTGGCAAGAACCCACGAACGTCTTTTCTGTACATTGCACCATTTGCACAGACCGCATTATCTTTATACAATTCGAAACTTATTTCCTCATTAAGTATCTTATCAACTGTAACCGTTGGATGTCGTTCCTCCAGTAAGGTCTCTGGGGAAATATTATACTGCATAATAAGATGAGGATACAAACTATTGAGGTCAAAGCTAACCACCCAATCATACTTTCCAGGAATCGGTTCCTTGACATACGCTCCCGCATATTTTTCGTTTTTATCAGAACGAATTTTAGGTGGAATAACAATGTCTCTTTTCTTGAGATAGTTGTAGATAATATTGTCCCACATACGGACCTGATAGAAAACATCAACGTAGTTAACTTTGGCATCATATGCCATAGTCAATGCAAGTTCAATCAGTTTCATCTTGTCTTCCAATCGGTCAACAAGTTCTACGTCAACAATATTATATTCAATAAACTTCTGCCATCCTTTAGTATAGAAGTCCTTAAATGTATCAAACTCAGAGTGGTCCAGTTTCTTCTGACCCAACTCCACCTCAGCTATGTAGTCAAGTCGATATGATTCTTGTGCTTTATACGTGAACTTTTTATATAGATCAAGATAGTCAAGTTGAGTCAGTCCACCAATATCAAAAGTAGTTTGCTTTCTCCCCTGAATGTAGACTTCACCCTCAGTCACAAGACCCCAGTTGGAGAATCTCTTCATCAACTTCTCACCAAGCACCCTATTAAGACGTTTACAGATATATGGAATATCATATAACTGAATATTCCAACCGGTCACAATATCAGGAACATCAACCATCCAATAGTTGATGAAATTACTAAGCAGTTCATACTCACTATGACAATTATAGTATGTCACATTCTCTTGCTTATTGGCAAAAGGTTTAACTCCCCAAGTAGTAATCTTCTTTGTATTGTAATCTTGAATAGTGATAGCAAGAATCTCCTCTGATGCAGATTCTACATCAGGGAATCCTTGTTCAGAAGCAACCTCAATATCCAGAGTGACAAGTTTGATTTGACTAATGTCAAACTTAATTTCATCCTCCGGATACTTTTCTGATATGTATTGGCAGATATATCGATCATTTCCATAGATCTCAAATCCATCAACTTCATCATATTTTTTGTAGAACTCACGACAATCCCTAACAGTACCAGGATGCACTTCTTCTACAGACTCCCCATTTAATGTCCTATACTTTGAGTCTTTCTTTGTTTTAACAAACAGTTTGGGGAAAAACTCATCCCGATGTTCATATCTTCTCCCATTTTCAACTCCTCTAACTAGAAACTGATTTCCGATTAACTGAACATTAGTGTAGAAACGCATTATTTAGTGAGTTGTTCGTATTTTTCAATAAGTGTGGGCATGGGTTCTGTGATCGTAAGAATCTTATCAGAACTAATCATAAAAATATCTTGACGGGAGATATTAACTAACCATGGTTCCAGTGTGAGTGAATTTTGATCTAGGACATATGGGTTAGTCAACTTGCAATCTGGTTGACCAATGTCTGCTCCCACTTCATCAATCTGACTGATCAGAACTTGGTTGTTCGTCAGCAGAATCGCTTTGATTATCTTTTCCATATTTTACAATGTCTTCAAGGTACATTTCTTTTAGTTTAGCAGTGGGTTCAACCATAGTTACTACCCAATCAGAGGAAACCGGAATTGTTTCTTCTGCAGATAGAGGGATCCAAGGAAACAATGAGACCTCGTATCCAGATCTTTGTTCTCCCTCTTGGACTTCTGAGATCGTCTTAGAATCTCTCATTCTAATGATACATGGTTTATTGAGATAATATCCAACAACTCTTTGGTCATCACCTTCTCCAAATACCATCTCCTTGACATTTGCAATCATGTCTTCACCTGATTTCAGGAGTAAAAGTTTGATAGTCATAAGTCAGTTTTTCTTCGATTTCATTTTAGCAATAAAAAAGAGGGGTGTCAACTGGATTTGGCCAGTTTCCCCTCCGTCTGCGACGACGATATTCAGTTTTATTTATAGATAATCTTTACGCTTATGTGCTTCTGGAACCACTTTTCCAAGTTCAATACTTAGAAGCCCATCATCAAAAGTAACTGATCGAACTTCCGTGTCCTCACTGAGAGTCCAGGCTCGTGTAAAACTCCGTTGAGCCAAACCCTTGTGGACGTAGTTCGTTTCCGTCTCTTTATCTTCTTTCTGACCTTCGATAAAGAGTTTACCATCTTGTGTGTATACATAGACTTCTTTCTTCTTGAACCCGGCAAGTGCAATCTCCAACCGAGATGTAACATTATTTACCGAAACTAAATTGTATGGAGGATAACTAGAAGTTGTTTCATGAAGATCAAACACTCTATTGAGGTAATCATCCATACCAATACTATTCCTATGTATACGATCCAGCAACTGATTTATGTTGGCTGCATTAAACCTCATTAGTTCTGACATTTGTACTTCTCCTTATAAAGCGAGATTTGATTGTGTGGACCCCGAAGGCATCCAATATATTTATAGCATAAAAATAAAAAAAGCAGAGTAGTAATAACCACACTGCTTTATAGGGTGTTCCGACTTTTGTAGAGACCGCACGAAAAGGTCTCGATATTATTTATCATCAATATGTCGCATTCTATGACAGTTGGCACAAAGAACAACACATGTAGATAGTTCTTCATCAATTCTTTTGAGACTCCATGTCTTCATCCTACCAACGTTAAAGTTATCGTCTTTAAATTCAGGATCAAGATGATGGAACTCCATTACTGGTCGTGGATAAGAGCATCCACAGTCAGCACA